CACTCATCTTAACCCCTGCAATTTTATTTACAGGACTGTTAGAACCTGCTGTTCCTATAGGAGCATCATTATGGTTAATAGCGAATAGATACATGTTAAATGGAACTGTGAATTCCGTTCCGTCCCACGTTCTAGTTTGGTCACCAGTAGCAGTGCCAGGTCTTTTCCTCACCCATGACATAGAGGTATTAGCGACGACCTCATACCAGTCATAAATAAATGTATTACCGAAGTTGCTCTGTCCTCCGCCAGTTCTTGAAAATATACTACCTCCGGAATTTTGATTCTGATACCAATAAAATACTACAGTTCTATTACTATTACGGCTGCCAAATAAGATACATTCCTCTGTAATAGTCGGCACTGAATATTTGAATACCAGTCGGGTCCTATTATTGGGCTGGTAGGGGAGTTTGATATACTCCCCGTGCCCAGTGTGCTCCAGATAGTCGAAAAACTCGTACTGAGGAGCTTTCTTTTTCATGCAGTATCTTCTATGTCTTAGAATATCGTTCATATGCTTATGCTGTGAATTCTGCCCATAAGGCGTGGCCGTTATGGATGTTTATCTCGTAGTACTTATTACTAGCAAATACAGGAGTATCTTCGAAGGTAACACCTGTAATAGTGACTACAGGATCGGTGCTTCCAGTGGTGAACTGTATAAGGCAATCCCCTGTGAATCCTGTTCCATCTATTGTCAATGCCGTTATCGATGAGCCTGAGAATATGGTATTATCAGTGAGAGCGAGCGATGCATCATCGGTGAATGATTGCAAAGTAGCTTTATCTGCCTTACCTTCTATAGCAGTTGCATTTGCTGTGATTCTTGTGTCTAAGCCATTCAAATACCCTTGCAGGTGGGAAACCCCATCAGGTGTTGCGTTCGTGCCTGTCCATCCATTTATGCCCCTTATGTATAAGTCACCGTTAACAGTCTGCTCCAAGGTATTGAATCTATTCAAGCCATACAAACCTCCGACAATAAACTTTGGATTCTGCCAAGTGGCATAAGGTGTATTAAGCGACCTTGGAGGAATAACAGGGTTGTTACCTATAGCGATAAGGTTAATCCACCCTAATCCATCACCACTTGGGTCGAAGTCCTTTGCTTCAACACCGATAACAATAGAGTTATTAGCCTTGCTCTCATTGTTATAACCGATTGATATGTTATTATTGTGGTTTGCCTTTGAGGTTAAACCTGTGACAAAACAGTTTTTACCAGTGACATTGGTGTTGCCCTTTGGAAAGATGTTGTTATTAGCATCTTTTTCCCAAACGTCTTCTCCACCTCCTCCGATTGCAGATATGACGTTACCTTCTATAGTGATATTGTCCCCTGCTATCAATGTGTCCTGCTTTCCATCCAAGAGAGTAAGTGTTTCTGACTTAGTAAAATAGTTATCCAACAGATATGTCTTCCCTTGGAAAGTTTCTATAATCTTATCATCACTTAATGAGCAATCTCCTATATCATTTTGGCTTGTAATTCGTATCTGTGTAAATGCTCCTGCACATTCATCTGAAAATCTTTGTCGAACCGGTGTTATTACATAGCTCCCTGTTATAGATAATGAGTCCGAATAACCTTCTATATAGTTTATAATCTCTTGTAATGTGTTTACTGCGACAGTCTGTACAGCTAAAGTATTGCTCTCATCGTTAAACACTCGATCGATATAATGCATGTATAGATTATAAACCAGCGAATTATTCTGCTTTGTCACATCAATACTCTCTACTGCAAATACTGCATATTTTACATTAGAATCGGAATTAATGTCGTATATGCTACCTACGATGGAGCTATTTACTAGAGGGTGATTCTCTGCTATAGACGCTATGTATTGTAAAGTATTTTGTAAATTCATATCTATCTATTAATTTAGCACTATAGGAAATCCATTTTTGAATTCTTCATTAGGAGATAATCCTCCGTTTGAGCAAGAGCATTTATATTCAGGGAATAACTCCTTGTTGCATCTTAGATATTTACTTAATCTACCTCCGAAGAAGTCTGCTTTATTGCTCCAATACTGCTTCATCAGGAGAGTGTCCTCCATCGAAGCGTTATAGACCCGATCGTCGTTAGTGGTTATAATACCCTTGTTTCGTATTTTGTATTGGATAGGTAGCTGAATATCGGACATAACCACATAAGCGAGATATATGGCGATGTAGTTGTCGAGCAGGTCTTTATAATTCGTGTTTTCGTCATCCTCTATAGATCCGTCATCAACCATATCACAAATCGCATCATAAAGACTAGTTCCTATCGTTTGCTGCAATGATATCTCCTGTGCTGTGATTATTGCAGGGCGTATATATTGTTCATCTACATTATCGTCTATAAGAGATAATCTCTTTAATGTTTCCTTATTTATTAAAAGCGTGTATTTCATAATAATCCCAATTTTTTTAATCTTGGTTAGCCTCTATCTTTGCATCTTCATCAACTATAACAACTTCTCCAGCCTTAAATGAATGTGCAAAAGTTATCAATAGAGGTTCAAGGACGTTTTGCTCGAAAAGATTCATTGCCTCAGCATATTCCTCTTTAGAGAATCCATTGTTTTCAGGCATTAAACCGAACAGACATGGAGTTGCTCTGAATGCTATGAATATATCCTCTTTGGTGGATTTATCCAGAGATTGGTATTTCTCGTCGAACTTATCACTCTCCAATCTTACCGCGTCTGCAGCATTTTCCTTAGAGTCGTTAAAAAGAAGCATCATTTTACCAGCATTCTTGGCTCCCGAAAACTTTTCATTAAGCATGTTTTCAACCTTTTTCTGAGTTTCCATTGAGTAGTTTCCATTGTTGATGTTTATGATGAGATTCGAGTTGAAGTTGTTCTTAATGGTTGCCAGATGGAAATTCTTTATCTCGTTCTGGATCTCAATGCTTTTAAGAGCGGAAAAATACATAGGGAGAGGATATACTCCTCGAGAGAGCCTACCTGAATAGTAATATATAGAATGCGTAGCAGTGCTATCATTCAGGGGGAGCTCCACATATTTAGATGTAAATCTTCCCCATTTATTAGAGAAGAAACCTACTTTCTTATCAGCGCTCACTCTTATATTTTCAAATGGTAAATGATTTATTTTAACGGTTGATCTCGATTTGCTTCTCAATACCTCAACTGCATATCCACCAAATATGATATAGTCGTACAGGCACTTCAATAAATCATCTTCTGAAATATCTATTGAGGATAATCTTTTATATAAGCTATCCACAATACCATTTATAATTCCCTGAAGGATCCCACACTGCAGATATGCCTCGTATAAGTAATTAGGGAAGTCGTTATTTTTACCGTAGCTTACGTATTTTTTATTATTGTAAACATCTATGTTATTATTAAAAGTGCGATCTATAGGATCATCATAAGACGCTCCTGCGAATGCAATTCTAACGTTATCTCCTGATTTTTTAGCCTTCGTATTCTTTGAATTCTGCATTACTGTTGTATTTATTTATATCGCTTTCGTTGCGAGCTATTGATAAAAAGAATTTGTTACTTGATAGAATTGTGCCTTCCTCGTTTTTAACAATCAGATTCATTATATAGAATCCAGTGGGTAATTCATTAAATTCTCCATTGTATTTGAAAGTGAAAAATGATGAATATATGGATAGATCTGGGCCGAGCTGAATAGACTCGTAACTTTTCATGGTAGCAGCATTACATATTTCCAGAATGTATTCATATGCACCTTCAGTGCTTCCTAAATTCTGTATCGTGATATTCTCTGGAGGATTATCTTTGTTAACTATGAGCATTTTCTTATCCCCTTTTATATTAAATGCTTCAAACCCCACAAAAAAACAGGAATTCTGCAGAAAAACTGCAAAAATCCTGTTAAATTCCTACGAATTCTAGACTCTTTCCTAATACTAGTTAAAATCTATAATAGTGTTAGCTATAAGAGTAGCATCTACCTCGTAAGGCATCTCTGATGAGATATCTGTGAGCTCTATTGTGTAGCCGTTCAGATCCTCGTAAGCGGTTCCAGCGGCCATAGTAGCTGCTGTTGATGTAACCTCGCTGTCTTTACCGAGATACCAGAATTTTCCTCTGCGGTCCTCAACAATTACTGCTAAATTGCTTCGTACCAAGGTGTTTATTTCTTGCTGCTTAGTTGCCTGCGTTCCGTTAAACTGCAGAGAAAGAACCGTACTGTAATAGATAGTTCCATTCGCATCGTTAATGGTTGCAGTTGAGGTCATACCTCCAGTAGCTTTTCTAAAGTTGTACTCTTTGAACTTATCGCCGTCCTGAGCGATGGTTATAGCTGATATTACGCCATCAGTATCTGTGACAGTAACATCCTCATACTTAGCAATAAAAACCCTCTTGATACCTCCGATATTATCAGCGCATTGTACACCGATACCATTGAGGGCTGTGCTTGGACATGGATTTATAATAGCTGGCATATATTTAAATGTTCTTTTAAAATGAATATTGAAGAGAAGCGGGTTGCCCCGCCTCTCTGTGTTAAACTAATCTTTTTCTTAAGCCTTGGTAACTTCTACGAGCATATCAGGTAATGCGAACTGTACACCGAAGTTGAAGTCCATTGCAAAGCGGAACTCTCTGTTATCTTTTGAATACCAAGCATCTACGTTAGCTGTGTCACCAACGAGGTCAGTACCGAAGTTGAAGTTCTTTGCGAATGAAGCGTAAGCAACCTCATCTGTAAGACCGTTCAGACCTGGAGTACCTATAACCTTAACTCTAGTGTCGCCAGGGAGAATTACGTAATCCTCTTTAGCATCCTCTACGAAGTGGTAAAGGTTAGCAGCGATAAGCTCCTGAACATACTTACGATACAGAGTGTCTGATACGTAGATAACAACATCACCCTTTGAGAATACCTCTGCTGGGAGAGCTGCATAGGCAGTACCGACGATAGCAGATGCTGTAGCACCTGCAGCGTATGTTGCACTAACAACTGTACCTGCAAGACCTGTTGCGATCTTAACGAAACCATCGAACTTGTTAAGGTTGTCATTCTGAGATGTCTTATCACCCTGCCAGATAGCCTTCTCCAAAGCTCCCTGTACGTTTTCAACGATGCCATCGATGAAGTCCTTCTCGAAAGGAGCCTTATCGCCATCACCTACAAGACCGGTTTTAACCTCGTATCCCATCCAAGTGTTAGCAAGTGCCTTATCACATACGGACATGTTAACTGCGATCTGGCCTGTCTCGATAGTTCTCTGAGTGAAAGTACCCTCAGTTGTATCGTTCCATCCACACTCTGCTCCATTGTTGAAAGCAACATCAGTTGTTAAAAGATTGAGAGCAGCTTTACCCTTAACATCAACGTTAGGGTTCATAAACTTGATAGACTTTGCTCCAAGTACTGCGTTTCTTATGATAGGCAAACGCTCCTGATCAACGTAGCCTGTAATTGCGGTAATATCTAATGCCATAATAAAAAAAATTTTTTCAGTATTGTTATTTATTTATAAAATGCTAATTAGTCTCTGAAAAATCTGAGAGCTGGGTTTCTTTTTATGTCCGCATCTGAGAATTTCTCATTTGCCCCATCGCTGTTAGGATTCAAAGGCTCATCTACTGGCTTTTCATTGAGCTCCTTGATCTTATTTTCAAGCTCCTCTACTTTAGCCTTTAATTCAGCGTTCTCCTTAAGAATAGCCTCTACGTCAACTGTATCTTCCTTCTCTACCTCAGTTTCAACAGTCTCAACAGTTTCTGTTTCGCCTAGCTTCTCTTCTACAGACTCTTCGGTCTCTACTGCTTCTTTAATGGAAGCGACTTTACCGTCTTTTACTGTTACCACTCTTTTATCCTCCAGAGTGTACTCACCGTCGGGAGCTACCTCTTCGCCGATGTATACCTCTACTCCCTCTTCCAGGGTCTTATCTACTACTATTTCACCTTTGTCAGTCTTATGTGTTTCGAACTGGCACAAAAGTGAAAATAGTTTCAATCTTAAAGTTTTCTTGTCCATAATCAAACGAAATATATTTTTGTATTCTTATATAAAATGTATACTAATCTACCAAGGATTCAAAAAAATCAGTCTCCTCATCTTTTAATTCCGTAGGGACTAACTCGAAGTTGAACAGACCTTCAATGCTAAACCCTCTGAGCTCTCCTTTTTTTATAGACTCCCAAACAGCATCATTCTCAACCTTCATACCAATAACCCAGCTACCCTCTGGAACGTCTTCAAATCCTTTTAAGGCCACCCTATCAGAGGTGATAACTGATTCGATAAGAGTTACTCCATCTACATCACTAAAATGCTCTAAATTGACATCTGCGATGCGTTTCTCCTTGAAATATTTAAGAACCATCTTCTTTATGGCGTCCTTTTCGAATACGATATAATATTCGTAGTCTCCGTCTCTACGGTAAATAGGAGTATCTGCTAGCATTGCTACACCCCAAACCTCTCGCTCTTCATCACTGGAAAAGCTCAAATTCATACGGGGTTCCATGCCCTTTTTTGAAAAGGCCAGAAAATCCTTTTCTACAGCAGGATAATGCACGAGTGATACCTTCTCACATCCTGAACCCTCGTTTATTAGTATTTTGTAAATATCCATATCTACTGGTTTTTTTTATAAAATGTTAAAAGTTATTGCCTTCCTCCGCTACTTCAACCTTCTTTTGTGTGGATGTTATGTCACTCTCTACAACGTATACCCTTTGATCAGACATTGCCTGTATTGTCTCATCACCTATGATGGTATTCACCGCCTGTGTTGAATCAGTTAATGATGCGACTGATGTTGCATTGATTGATGGCGCTGCAGCTGCAGATGAACCACTTCCATCGCCTCCAGGTATCTTGGTATCAATGATCTCTTTTACATTGGCCATACCTGCTGCGGTCACCATTGCTGCTGTAGCTGTAGCAAGAGCTATTCCCCATCCTCCAGTGTCCTTGGTAATACCTTGGAATGCTCCTACCGCACCAGAGATAGTATTGATGATTGCATCAGCTACCTGGATGCCCTTTTGAGCCTCTGCATTCTCACCTGCCAAAGCGGTTGCGGTTGAAAGACCTTGGGAGAGAGCCTTATTGCCCATATCCCTTATCTTCTCCTTCTTCTTCTCATTCTTCTCTGTAACCTTATTCTGTGCCTCTAAGGTTGCTTCCTGCTTCTTGACAAGATTCTTATCTAACTTATCCTGTTCAGCATTTATCTTAGCCTGTAACTTAGCCTTTTCTTCCTCACTCCCCTGCCAGTTTTCTAACTCCTGTTGCCACAGAGTAATCATTTCCTGACTCTTCTTGATTTCATTGTCGAGAATCTTCTGATTTGTTTCTTCTGCCAATTGCTGCTTTCTCAACTGATAGTCGGCATAGTCATCATACTCCAAATCAAGCAACTGTTTCTCGAGGGATTCCCCATTGTCATACTTCTCGTTTATTTGGGATTCCCCCTCTGACACTCGTTGTTGAGAGAGGGTATTTGCCATCTGTTCATTCTGTGCTACTACGGCATCATTGTATTGGGTTTCCCTTTGCTGCAACTTGTCATAGTATTCATTCTCAGAAATAAGTTTCTTCTTTAAGGCATCCTGCAAGGTTTTAACATCCTCATCATAGTCCTTCTTAAGTTGTTGAAGAACTTTTTCATTATTATCCAATAAATCCTCATTCAACTTCTCAAGATTCTTCTTGAGTTCTTCCCCATTATCCTTGGTTGACTTGGAAACCTTATCAGATTTCTTCTGTGCATTCTCCGATTCCTTGAGCATTGCATCCACTTTCTTCTGCATTGGCTCTATTTCAGCATCAAGAGAATCGATTTTGCCCTTGATGGTCTTGTATATTACAGATGATGTATCCTTGGTTATTGCCACATACAAATCAAGTTGAGCCTTTATCTGCTGTCTTGTAGCCTTTACATCCTCAAGTTTGGCATTTATGTTCTTGAACTGCTCCTGTCTTTCCTTGGATAAACCCGAAATAGCCTCTTTCTGATACTTGTTATACTCTTTCTGTAATTTTCTATGCCCTTCATAGTATGTTTGTTCAGCCTTGAGCATATCGGCTCTCATTTTGGCTATTTCGTTCTTCGTTTCGTCGCTAGTATCTTTATCCTGCTTCGCCTGCTCCTCTCTTATTCGTAATCTTTCCTGAGCGATTGCCAGCTCTTCCTTAAGGTTCTCCTCTTCAAGTCTCTGTGCCTCTTTCAATGCCTCCATCCGTTTGGTAACATCAGGATTCTCCGCAGCCTCATCTCTCAATCGTGCAATCTCCTTGTTTCTTCTTGCTGAATTGACAGTATATTGTCTTTCAGATTCTTCCAAATCATCCTGTGCCTGTACAAGACTCTCTGCTGCTTCCTGCGCCTCCTCGTATCCTGGTACAAGCGATAATATCGCCTTTCCCAGATCCGCTATTCCACCTACAACAAAGGCAATTCCCTCTGCCAACTTGTCAAAAAGGAAGTTAATCCCCTCTAATATTGGAGAGAATACGGTGAATGCCTTCTGTAATGCAGTCATTGCATCATCATTCTTCTTAAATGCACTGACCACTTTGTTTATGATAACAACCAATCCTGTTAACACTATTCCTACAGGGTTAGTCGAGAATGCCTTTCCTAAGACTTTGAAAGAATTCCCGATTTGACCAAGTGCCTTGGTACCTGATGTTGACAGAGTACTCATTGACAAACCAAGGTTTCCGAGCATGCCGTTCAGTTGGGAAATACCAGGGATTATTGCTGATATCTGCTCAGGATAGTTCCCTACGTTTCTTTGGAATCGCCCTGTTTCCTCTTCAAGCGTCTTGAGTTGAGAGGTCAAATCGTTTATATTTGCCTGTAATTCAAGTCCTTTAGATGATTGTCTCTGCGCCTCAGATAAATTATCATAAATCTTTGTTAAATCAGACAGCTGAGCTCTCATTCCCGAAATAGAGTCTGAATAGGCATCACCGCTGTCTTGTAATGCGGTCATAGCCCCAACGCCCTCCGTCTGCAACTGACGGTAGGTGTTTCCCAAAGTCTTTATCTGTAGTCCCAGCTGCTCATACT